CCCGGCTCGGGCAAGGACATGCTCGTCGGGAAGATCGCCGCCAGCATGTGCGACCATTTCGGTTGGAACTCCTACACGTGGCCTACCGGTTCTGAGTTCCGCGATGGTTACGTCGACCAGCAGGTGGCCGTCATCCAGGAGCTCTTCTCCCGCATGGAGCTGAAGGAGGTAACCGATACCTCCGACGAGATGCTTCGCGTCCATTCCTCCGGCCCGACGCGCCTTCCCATGGCTGATCTCGTCAACAAGGGCACGTTTTCCAACATTCGCATCACCTTTGCCACCACCAACACGACCGAGAACGTGGATTCTTTCTTGGTCGACAGGCGCGCCTTTGCGCGTCGCGTGGCGGCTCGGTTCCGGAAGACCGGCACCGACCAGCTCCGGGTCATCTCGTGCACTAGCCCTCTGCAGTTCCCCACCGACCCCGCCACTGGTCTCTACTTGCCAGTCTCCGGCGACCAGCTGTTCACCTGGTGCGTTGCCGAGATGCACCGACGCCAAGAGTTCTTCGACAACGCCATCGGCGATCGCTTCAAAATCGTCCCCCTCGCGGTCGAGGGGCCGGGGATCTGCCGTCTCCCGCTTCGGTCGCCGGCGCGCCGCGCGACAAGAGCATCGTCACTCGCGTCTTGGACGGCACTGCCGCCTCTTTGCGCTACGTCGCCTTGGCGGCGGTTCCCACCGTCGCCTCCGCCGCTTCGGCCTCCGGGTCGGTCAGCGCTTCGGGTGTTGCCGCCGCTTGTGCGCTAGGTGCCGTTCCTGCCGCCGCTCTCGTCCTTTGGCATTATCGGGACGACTTGTACGCCGCGCATATTAAGCGCTGCCTGCGCCTCATCACTGAGCGGATTCGCAACGCCATCTTCGAAGGTGTCGCCTCGCTTTGGAAGGCCGCTACGCAGGCCTGGGAAGAGGTGTACGCTCTCGTCGCGGGCATCTGGTCCCGCTGCTCGCTCCCCTCTAAGGCGCTTGCCCTCATCGGCGTCGTCTCCGCCGCTATGTTGCCGATCCTCTACGCCGTCTACGGTCGGCTTCCGGCCGCTCAGGCGCTCGACGCAGCTGCCTACTCCAGGCAGCAGAAGCTGCTCAGGCGTACCGTGAACGTGCACCCCGCCACTCGCGTCCTGTTTCGCATGCAGCGCACCGCGCAGTCCACCCCACTGGAGGATCGCTTGGTGGAGGAGCGTGTCTCGGCCTGCGTCGCGGAGGTGAACATTCGCTCCCCCGTGCTTCATGGCGGGGGCAGCCTCGCCTACGGATTGTTCGTCGGACCGCGTGACGTGCTGCTCCCCTCGCACGTCTTGCTCGGCCCGGACCCCACCGGCGAAGGGCCCCAGTTCGACATGACCGTCCGCCTCGGGCGCCAGGCCTGGCGCTTCGAGCGTTCGCAGCTCCTCATCGCCGTTGCCGACAACATGGATCTCGCCGCTGTCCGTCTCCCTGCCAAGTTCCCGCCTCAGAAGCACGTCGCTACGTGCTTCCACAACGAGCGCTCTATCGCTACCATCGGGAACGACGCCACTTACGTTGGCCCTCTTGCCGCGCGCCCCCTCACGGGCGTGCAGCTCGACGGTCTTGTTCGCTGGACATGCTACGGCACTCCTTATTCCGCTCCGCTCGTGGTTACCGCGCACGGTACGACCGCGGGTGTCGATTGCGGCCTCCCGCTCGTTTCTGTCGGGCGCATCGCCGCCGTGCACGTAGCCGGCGGTACCCCCTCCAACCCTAGCGGCACCGTCGCCGTGGCCGTCACCTCGGAGGCACTCTCCGATTTGCTCTCCGCTTTCGGGGACGAGCCCTCGTCGCAGCCCCACGTGGACGAGGCTCCTCCTCCCGCGCAGTCGGTCCCCGCTTCCATGCCTGTGGCGCAGGGCGCCGAGATCAACCCTTCCCTCGCGAGGCTCGAGCAGGTGGATCTCCCGTTCCGCACCCGTACCACGTTGAAGGAGAGCGAGCTGTACCCCGTCGCCAACTTTCCCGAGTTCGAGAGACTGTGCGACGAGCCCCTGAAGGTTCCCAGCATTATCGCTCAACGCGCCATTCTGGAGCACTCGCACCCGACCGTCTTCTACAAGTACATCGAGGAGCTCCCGCCGGTCAACCTCTACCCTGCTCTGGACGCTATGGCCGAGGTGATGCGACGCCAGGGCAAGCTTCCCGCTGAGAAGCTGCCTAATATCACGCTTACCGAGGCTTGCTCCGTCGTCCCCGGGTATACCTCGCCCGGGTTGCCCTACACCGTGCGACACAAGCACCGTAAGGACGACATGTGGAGCAAGGACTTCGTTCCGAAGCCGGAGCTTGTCGTTATGTGCGATGAATTCGACCGCTACCTGGCTGGGCATGCCGAGGTCGGTGATCTCAATTACCACCTCTGCAAGTGCAAGGACGAGCTCCGTAAGCCCTTCAAGGAGCCTCGCATCGTCTTCGTCGGTCCGCTGCATTCCCTTCTTAAGGAAGCGCAGTTTTACCACAACATGCGCATGCATCTCCTCGGCACCCTTGACGAGCGCTCCTTCTGCCAGGTGGGGGTCTCGCCCATGAGTCCGGCCTGGGGCAAGATCTACCACTCTTTGCCCTCCACCGCGTGGGCCTTCGATTGCCGCAACCTTGATTGCAGCGAGACCCCCGGCGGTATTGTGGACGTGGATCGGTTTTATTCGCACAACTTCTGCTCAGAGGGATGGACACCGGAACGCGAGGCCTTTGCAAAGGCGCGCACCAACTCCGTCGTTGTCCTCCAAGGCAAAGGGTACAAGACCAAGAACGGGCGCCGTTCCGGCGACCTTCTTACTGCCGAGGGTAACAGTCACTATCTCTGCGCCGCGGACCTCACCGCGAAGCAGAAGGCCTTGGCGAAGAAGGGCATTCACATGTCCCTCGTCGATATCGCTACTCGCTATCCGGCCATTTTCTACGGCGACGACAGCCTGATGACCCCGGTCGACGGGATCACTCCCAGCGAGTACGCGGCGGAGATGTTGGCCCTCGGCATCGTCGTCACGACTGAAGACAAGCGGCCGCTCGACGACTACGTCGGCACGCCGCGCGATCAGCTCACCTTCCTGAAGCGCGGTTTCAAGGTGATCGGCTCGAGGGTCTACGCGCCGCTCTCCGTCCATTCCATCGCCTCCTCCGCTG